TTGAGCCGGGCATCATTGACTTGGTTCAAGGGCAAAACACCTACGCACTGCCAGACGACACCATTGATCTGCTGGAGCATGTGATTCGCACGGGTGGGAACGTGGCGGCAACGCAAGCCGACCTGACCATCACCCGTATCAGTGTTTCTACCTACGCTACGATTCCCAACAAAATTCAACAAGCTCGCCCAATTCAAGTGTGGGTGCAGCGGTTCAACGGCCAGAACTCGCCCGTGAGCGCGACTCTGAGCACCACAATTACTTCGTCGTCTACTGAGATTGTGTTGAGCAATGCTACGGGTTTACCCGCATCTGGGTTCATCAAGATTGACAACGAGATCATCAACTACGGATACATAACAGGGAATACCCTATATAGCTGCTTCCGTGGCCAACAAAACACCACTGCGGCGGCTCACACTGCTGGGGCAATTGTGTACTGGGCGCAAGTTCCAGCGGTCACAGTTTGGCCAACCCCTGACAACGCCCAGACGTATCAGTTCGTGTACTGGAGGCTGCGCCGTACCCAAGATGCAGGCGGCGGTGTCAACGTCATGGACGTGCCGTTCAGGTTCATCCCCTGTATGGCAGCGGGCTTGTCCTACTACATTGCTGGCAAGATTCCTTCTGGTTTCGAGCGGATACCCATGCTGAAGTCTCAGTATGACGAAGCTTGGCAGATAGCGGCTGGCGAAGACCAAGAGAAAGCATCTGTTCGTTTTGTGCCTCGTCAGCAGTTCATTGGTGGAACTTAATGGGGAATAGGTTTGCTTCTGGCAAAAATGCGATCTCCCAGTGTGATCGCTGTGACCAGCGTTTTAAGCTTTCAATCTTGAAGCGTGAAGTCATCAAGGGTCGTAACTACGACCTCTTGGTTTGCCCGGAGTGTTGGGACCCAGATCAGCCACAATTGCACTTGGGCGAGTTTCCAGTAGACGACCCACAGGGTTTACGTAATCCCCGTCCTGATCGGAGCTATGTGCTGTCAGGGACAAGCGGGTTGCAGATCAATGTGAACGGTGGGACTGGGCCTACGGGCACGGGAACTGTGGAAGCGGGTAGCCGAATCTTTCAGTGGGGGTGGAGCCCTGTGGGGGGATCATCATTTTTTGACGCAGCCCTCACACCAAATAACTTGGTTTTGAGCGTGCAATTGGGTACAGTATCGGTATCAACGACATAAGGAGTCGAAATGGACACGAAGACAGTGAAGAAAATTGCCAACAAGGAAGTCACGGCGCACGAAAAGCGTATGCACCCCGGCGCAAAAAAGATGGCTGCTGGTGGCAAAACCAACTCTCAGATGCTCAAGTACGGGCGCGGTATGGCCAAGGTCATGAACCAGCGTATTACTGGTCGTGGAGGCTGATATGGCGACGTACAAGGTACCCAAAAAAGTAGCCACCGTGATTGTTGGCGAAGAGCCAGCAAAAGAGACGATGCGTAAAGCAAACGTGTCTGTGGCCAACACACGCAGCCAAGACTATCCCCCCACCAAGACCAGCGGCATCAAAATCCGTGGTACTGGTGCAGCCACTAAAGGTCTGATGGCCAGAGGCCCGATGGCATGAACTACACCGAGTTGTACAACACAATTCAGTCGTACACCGAGAATCAGTTTCCGGATGTATACCTTGCGAGTGGGAGTACTGTGTCTGCCACGACACAGATCAATACTTTCATCACGCAGGCTGAACAACGTATATACAACTCGGTTCAGTTCCCCTCGCTGCGAAAAAACGTAACGGGGGTAACGTCTACGGGCAACAAGTACTTGTCGTGCCCCGGCGACTTTCTTTCCACATTTTCATTGGCGGTTGAGACTGTTGATGGGCAAGAGTTCTTGCTCAACAAAGATGTGAACTTCATCCGTCAGGCGTACCCCAAAGCCACCGATACAGCAACGCCCAAGTACTACGCGCTGTTTGGCCCAACGACCTCAAACGATGCGTCTCCTGTAATTACCAACGAGTTGTCGTTCATTCTTGGCCCCACGCCAGATGCGGTGTACTCCGTTGAGTTGCATTACTACTATTACCCTGTCTCCATCACCACGGCGGCTTCTGGCCAAACATGGCTTGGTGACAACTTTGACAGCGTGTTGCTGTACGGTTCTTTGGTTGAGGCGTACACCTTCATGAAGGGTGAAGTGGACATCATCACTGGCTACAACCAGAAGTACATGGAAGCTCTTGCATTGGCCAAACGTCTGGGCGATGGCCTGGAGCGTAGCGATGCGTACCGCAGTGGGCAGTACCGCACACCCGCACTGCCACAGAATACTGGGGTTGTGTAATGGCGTTCACGGGCAACTACAGTTGCAACACTCTTCGGTCAGGGCTGGCAAGTGGGGCGTTCAACTTTTCGTCGAACACCTTTTATCTGGCGTTGTATACCAATGCAGCCACGCTTGATGAGACCACCACTGCGTACACCACGACTGGAGAAGCTTCGGGTGGCAACTACGTTGCTGGGGGACAAGTTGTTACTGCTACTGTAGGCACGGAAACCACCTCCGCTGGAAGCATTGTGTTCATCAATTTCTCATCCCCGTCTTGGACGGGCGCAATCACAGCCCGAGGTGCCTTGATTTACAAGGCCGGGGATAATGGCGCTGTGTGCGTTTTGGACTTTGGCAGTAACAAAACATCAACCAACACTTTTCCCGTGACGATGCCTGCAAACACCAGCACATCGGCACTCATTCGACTTGTTTAAGGAGTATCCCATGTTCAACGAAAAAGCTAAATCTACCGACACCGTGACTGCGGGTCTGGTTGCTGGTACGGCCCTGCAAAACGGTGCTCGTGGCGGCGGCGTGTTCCACGTCCAATGCCTGGATAAAGACGGCAATCTAAAATGGGAAGACAAAATGCACAACCTCGTGGTCAACGAGGGGCTGCAAAACATGAACACCCAGTACTTCAAAGGTAGCACCTACACTGCGGCGTTCTTCCTCGGTTTGGTTACTGGCCCTGGTTCTGGCACGACATACGCTGCCACTGACACCTTGGCCTCCAAAGCATGGACTGAATTCACCAACTACAGCGGTTCACGCAAATCGGTTACTTTTGGTACGGCCACCACCGCTGACCCATCGGTCATCACCAATTCTGCTGCGCCTTCTTCGTTCAGTATCACAAGCTCTGGCGGTGTTGTCGCAGGCGCGTTCCTGTGTACTGTGAGCAGCGGCACTTCGGGGGTTTTGTTCTCTGAAGCCGACTTTCAGTCTCCTGGTGACCGTACCGTGGTGAGCGGGGACACGTTGAATGTGACCTACACGTTCAGCCTTGACGCTGCGTAATCCCTTGTGTTCGGTACATCCGCATTTGCCGCCGCGCCCTTTGCTGCTCTAGCGGGGACGGGTGCAATCTATGACAGCGCGGTTGCTGAAGCTGTAACGGCGTCAGATACAGCAGTCAATGCGGTGGCGCTGTTTGCGCCCTTGATTCTGGAAGAGATTGCGGTTGGCGAGAACATTGTTGTTGCTGAATCGGACTTCAGCGCGGCTATAGCGGAGACCGTCACTGCGCTGGACACGCCTTCAGCTTTGGTGGTGTTCCCGGCGTACTTTGAAGATGCGGCAACTGCTTCGGATGCGGCGGCTGCTGCGGCGACTTTTGAAGGGCTGTATGTAGACACTGCCAGCGCGTCTGACCTGTATTCAGCCCAAGCTGATTGGGCAGTCTTAATTTCTGAAGTCGCCGCAGCGTCCGATTTGATTACTGGCGGGCTTGAGTACACTGTGTTTATTCAAGAATTGGCAACGGCGCTGGATACCCCAAGTTCAAATGTTGACTTCTTGGTGGCTTTTGTGGATTCTGCTACGGGATCGGACTCCATTGCCGCCGCCGCTGGGTTTGGGGTTGCGATAGCCGATACGGCTACGGCGTCCGACAGTACGTTGGTGGCCCCCTCCACATTTAATGCCGTTGTTAGCGATACGGCTACCGCTCTGGATTCGCTCTTGGCTTCAGCCGTCTTTCTTGCTACCATACAGGACAGTGCGGTAGGGGCAGATGTGATACTTGCTCGGTTCTTGTGGGAAATCATCAACGACTCACAAACGGCAAATTGGACTGAAATAAACAACTCACAATCTACCACTTGGCAGGTTGTGAAAACCCAATCGTAAGAGGCACAAATGGCACTCGTAGTAAAAGACAGAGTACAAGAAACCACCTCAACAACGGGGACAGGCACTGTTACGCTTGGTGGGGCCGTCCTTGGATACCAGACTTTTGCCACAGTTGGTAACGGCAATACCACGTACTACACCATCGTAGACCTGACCGCAGGGGACTGGGAAGTTGGTATTGGTACGTACACTTCGGCAGGCCCAAGCCTGTCTCGTGACACCGTACTGTCTTCCAGCAATGCAGGCGCGTTGGTTCCCTTTGCTGCGGGTACAAAGAATGTCTTTGTAACTTACCCATCTGCGCGATCGGTGTACAAGGATTCGGCAAATGTTTACACGGTACAACAAGCGTTTGATGCGCTTACTGCCAATTCCATAGCCTTGACGTCCGGCACAATTACTACGACCCCAGTCAACAACACAGACATTGTCAACAAACAGTACGCCGACGCCATTGCGTCTGGTATTCACTTTCACGAAGCGGTGGCATTGGCGACTACCGCCGCCCTGCCAGCAAATACATACAACAATGGGGCTTCGGGAGTAGGTGCAACACTTACTGCGACCGCTAATGGTGCGCTGTCTATAGACTCAACGCTTACCATTGCCACAGAGCGGGTACTGATTAAAAATGAAGTGTCTGGCGCAAATAACGGCGTGTATGTTGTTACTCAGGTCGGCTCTGCTGGTACACCGTACATACTTACTCGCGCAACCGACTTTGATACCGTTGGAACCGGGGTTGACCAGATTGACGAGGGTGACTTTTTCTTAGTCACTGGTGGTGTAGCCAACCTGAACACTGCATGGGTGCAACAGACTGCCCCTCCTATCACCATTGGTACAACCGCGCTTGTTTTCCAGCAGTTTGCTGCGCCAATCACGTACACGGCGGGTACAGGGCTGTCTGAGTCCCCAGCCTACACGTTTAACATTGCCAGTACCGGGGTGACGGCGGCTACCTACGGCTCTGCGTCTCAAGTCCCTGTCATGGCAATCAATGCTCAGGGGCAGGTCACGTCGGCCACCAACACAGCCATTGCCATTGCCGCAGGCGCAGTGTCTGGTCTTGCAGCTTCAGCCACCACGGACACGACCAATGCCAGCAACATCTCGTCTGGCACGCTTGGCACTTCAAGGCTCACGGGTTCTTACACAGGAATTACGGGGACTGGGGCGCTGGCTGCGGGTTCGCTGGCTACGGGCTTTACGGCAGTATCGGCTCCTCTAGGCGGCACTGGGCAGACTTCTTATGCTGTTGGCGACTTAATCTATGCAGACACAACCACATCGCTGGCCAAACTTGCAGACGTAGCGGTTGGCAATGCCTTGATCTCTGGTGGTGTAAGTGCGGCCCCAAGCTGGGGCAAGGTTGGCTTGACCACCCATGTTGACGGCATCCTTCCAATTGCTAACGGCGGGACAAACTCTACGGCCACCCCCACCAACGGTGGCGTCACTTATGGCACGGGTACGGCGCAAGCGTACTCTGTGGCGGGTACTTCTGGGCAGGTTCTTCAAAGTAACGGGGCAGCAGCCCCCACATGGCTCGCCCAGTCCAGCATTGCAGCAGGATCGGCTACCAACGCAACCTTTGCCACATCAGCAACTTCGGCTACCAACGCAACTACGGCCACAAATGCAACTCTGGCCACTACGGCTACGCTGGCAACTCTTGCCACATTGGCCACTACGGCTACGCTGGCTACAACTGCAACCACAGCAAATGCCACAGCAGCGGCTCTGACGGCGGGGACGTATATTACAAGCGGCGGTACTTTCAACGGGTCAACCGCCCGCACGTTTGCAGTAGACGCAACCACCACCAACACAGCCAGCAAAGTTGTGGCGCGGGATGCTTCGGGTAACTTCAGCGCAGGGACAATCACTGCGACTTTGAGCGGTGCGGCTTCTTCGGCTACTAACGCAACTTTCGCTTCTTCGGCTACCAATGCAACTTTTGCTTCTTCGGCCACCAACGCCAGCGCAGCTACCAACGCAGGCTACGCCACAAATGCTGGTAGGGCGTACCCTAATCGGTCTGACGGTACGGGCATTAACTTTTATTGGTCTGGGCAGAGTGGTCAACCCCCCTGGCTTTGGGGTGGCAGTGACGGCGTTAATTTCTACGTTTACAACCCCAGTAATTTTTCTGTATCTAACGCAAGCTACGCTACCTACGCAAACTCAGCGGGTTCAGCTACCAACGCAAGCTATGCCACCTACGCAAACTCAGCGGGTTCAGCCACCAACGCAAGTTTTGCTTCCAATAACGTCTCTAAAGATAGTGGGCAAGCTGTTGGCTGCTATTTAGCTGCGTTTAATACCACCGTGTACACTGTTGGGTCAACTTATGGTGGTTTTATTGGCACTGTTCGTTGTATTTATTCAGCGCCTTCATCGGGGGGCCTTGCGGGGTGGTACAACACCACGTTCCAAAGGATTTCATGATGGGGCATATAAGCGTAAAAAATCCAGTGTTTAAGGAAAACCAATGAGCACATATTCCTCAAATCTTCGGATTGAACTACCCACCAGCGGTACCCAAGCGGGTGTTTGGGGGGACACGACCAACAACAATCTGGCATATATCCTAGATACCGCTGTCAGCGGGTATCAGACGGTCAGCGTGACTTCTGCCAGCCAAGCCCTGACATACACAAACGGCCCAACGTCCACAGCAGCAAGCAACCAAGCTGTGTATGCCATGTTGCGGTTCACCACCACGACTGGTGCTGCCTTTGCTGTATACGCGCCCCCTGCTTCCAAAGCGTACATCGTCTGGAACAACAGTGGTTATTCAATGACCGTCTACAACTCGTCTGTAATTGGTAACACCACAGCAGCGGGTACGGGGGTCACGGTCACCGATGGCTCCAAGGTCATGGTCTGGTCTGATGCGACCAACTTCTATGAACTACAAGCCGCAAATTTGACTGGTACTTTAGCTGTTGCCAATGGTGGTACAGGCGCAACCACTGCGGCGGGAGCAAGAACAAATTTAGGTTTGGTCATCGGTACAAACGTACCTTCTCCTACTGGAACCGGGGCGTCAGGTACTTGGGGTATTAACGTCTCAGGCAGCGCAGCCAGCGCCACAAATGCAACTCTGGCTACTACCGCCACTTTGGCCACTTTGGCCACTTTAGCTACTACCGCCACTTTGGCCACTACAGCTACGCTTGCAACACTAGCGTCTTCTGCAACAAATGCAACTTTTGCCACCTCCGCAGGGTCCGCCACCAATGCCGGGGCTGCTACTAACGCGGGGTTTGCGACCAATGCGGGGTCCGCCACCAATGCAACTTTTGCCACTTCCGCAGGGTCTGCCACCAACGCAGGGTTTGCCACTAACTCAACAACCGCTGCCAATGGTGGGGTAACTTCAGTTAATGGTTTGACTGGCGCTGTTAGTATGACGGGCTATGGTGATATTGGCTCATATGTAATTGCTGGATCAACCGATTTTAATACGGTGTCTACCACCTATAGCGCCGGTACGACGGTTGCTGGAAGCACTCTAACCAGATCATCTGGTAACCAAGGCGGCGGTTCAAACTCAAATAACGTAGCATTGAACATGTGGTGTGGTGGTAACTTTAACGGGTTTCCAAACGGGTCTACGGCGGCAAGTAGTTTTGCGGATACAAATTTAGGGTTAAGCGGAACTTGGCGGGCAATGACTTTTGCGTATAGCTCGTCAGGCTACGGCTTTCAGTATTACATGGTTGCACTTTTTGTAAGGATTGCATGATGAACTACACAGATGTAAAAAACCCTATTTGGGCTAACCCGGACAGAACCGCTGTCGTATGCCAAGTGCTATTTGAGGGTCAGTCCGAGTATTTTCCGTTTGGGGCCGTTCCCTATGACGTAGAAGCTCATGGCGTACAGATATATTCTGAATGCGTGTCTGGTAAATGGGGACCAATTGAAGACTATGTTGAACCTGTACGACCACCGAATACTGCGGAAGCAAATAAATCAATAGCGTCTCAACTGTTGGCTGACACCGATTGGGCAATGGTTCCTGACGTGGCAGACGCTGAAATTAGTAACCCTTATTTGACCAACAAAGCGGATTTTGTTGCGTACAGAAATGCGCTTCGCGCTACGGTTATAAACCCAGTAGCGGGAGATTTGTCTTGGCCAAGTAAACCAACGGCAGAGTGGAGTGTTTAAATTGACCCCATCACGGCATTTGCGCTCTGCAAGTCGGCCTATGAGGGCATAAAAGGCTGCATCAGCGTTTACCAAGACCTGAAGAAAACCGGGTCTGATCTGTCAAAGATCACAGGTGAAGTTGGTTCAGCCCTTTCAAGTTTTTTCAAGGGCCACGCAGAGTTGGAGGCCAGCCATGAGAAGGCCCAGTATCAACGTGAAGAGAACCAGAAGAAGGGAATCAAAGACGATCTTGCCACACAAGCCATAGACAATGTGATGTATCTGCGGCAGACCAAGCAGTTCTATGCCGATCTTGAGAGAATGGTGCGCTGGGAGATGGGTCAACCCGATCTCTGGCGTGAAATTGTTGAAGAGTATCAAAAGCTGTTGGATCAGAAATCGGAGCAGGCGGCACGGGAGTTGCACGAAAAGCGGGTGAAGGCATGGCGGCGACAAAGGTTAAAAAATCAGATACTGGACAGGGCTTTGGAAACGGTGCTGGTGGCTTTCGTAATCGGTTACCTGATATGCCTACTGTGGATAATCAGTCTTCATCATCGGGGTCGTTTGGATACCTTTTTGTCTTAGTCCTGTTTGCGTTGGTCTTTGTGCTGGTCATCCCCTTGGTTGGGATGTTGTATGTGGATACGATGGTGGTGAAGCGAGAGGCCAAGGCCCAGATGGAAAAAACCGAAAAGCTGCGCAAGCAGATCGAAGACGAAAGGAAAAAAGATGCTAACTCTGTTCTCATCCCTCATCAGCTTCCTGATGGGCGGACTCCCAAAAATCCTTGAGTTCTTCCAAGACCGGGCCGACAAGAAGCATGAAATTGCCCTTGCCGCCATGCAGACCGAGCGTGAGTTGGCGCTCAAGAAAGCTGGACTTGAAGCGCAGGAGCGCATAGAACACATCCAGACTGAGCAGATTCAGATAAATGCAGAGGTCACCAATGCCCAGACCGCCATGCAGGAGCGCCAAGCCCTGTATGCACACGATGTAGCCTTGGGTCAAGGGGCCAGCACTTGGGTCATCAACATGCGTGCGGCAACCCGCAGCGTCATTACCTACGGCATGTTTGCCATGTTTATGTTCGTTGAAGTGTTTGGCTTTTATTACGCTTGGCATACAGGCGTGGACTTTGGCGTGGCCATGGATCAACTGTGGGACGATGAGACCCAGATCATCTGGGCGTGTATCGTGAGCTTCTGGTTCGGCGGGCAGGCGTTCAAAAAGTGAATCTCAGCCCCAAGGCGATAGCCATGATCCAACACCATGAGGGCATCCGGTACAAGCCGTATCGCTGCCCGGCAAAGCTGTGGACGATTGGGGTGGGCCACGTCATGTACCCAGAGCAGGGCAGGCTCAAGATTGAAGACCGGGGCAGCTTCCCTCTGCGCCCGGAGGACAACAGACAATTCACCAAAGAGGAAGTCGATGGGATTCTCAGAAGCGATCTTGCAAGGTTTGAGCGTGGAGTGGCTCAGTTCTGCCCCGTTCCCCTTACACAAGGTATGTATGATAGCCTTGTTAGCTTTAGTTTCAATGTCGGTCTTGGAACACTCCAGCGTTCAACGCTTCGTCAAAAGCTGCTTCGGGGCGATAAAGCGGGCGCTGCGGAAGAACTCTTGAAGTATTGCATGGCTGGTGGGAAAATACTCAAAGGGCTGCAAAACCGTCGGATTGACGAACGCGCCATGTTCTTGTCATAGGAATCGAAATGCCCTTACAGAAAC